TTACTTTTCCTCCTTTTTCTTTTCAAATTTCAGACCCAGCTTTTTCCCGTCTTCCAGAATCCTCTGCATCTCTGCCTCATACTCTCCAGCACTCCGCACCGGTGCAAACGTCATTCTAGTGCCGCTCTTTGTTGGTTTTCCCATTTTCTGCAGTACCGCACCTTTTGTCTGGAGTTCATCCAGTCTGATGCTGATGACTGCAATCTGATAGAATCTCTCTTTCTCATCGAACAGCTTTTTTGTCATCCCCGGAAACATCGTCTGATATTTCATGATTGTGATCTTGTGTTCCATCATCGCCCTCCTTCACATTACTCCGCCGGGAACTCATACACGATGTTCTTCTTGTACATTGCCGGTCTTGTTGCCTGGGCCGCAGTGTCGAAGAACTCAACCGTATAACATTCATTTTCATATGCTCCGCAGAAATCTTTCAGCACTTGCAAGCACCGTTCCTTTGTCTGATACTCTGCAATCTCTTCCAGACAACCATCAGATATGCAAATTGTGTGTCTGACGGTTTCCTTCTTTCCCTTGTGGTTTACCTGTTCTGAATATTCCAGGGCGTTAAAGGCTCTTCCGAACCACAACACCTTCTCTTTATTCTGGCTTACAATCAGCATCTTTCCCTTCCTCCCGCTCCCAGAACTCATTTACAACTTCCTGCACTACTGCATATTCCAGATCGCCGTTATTCTCCAGCATTCTATTCTCTAACTTCTCAGAAATAGAAACAAACACCTGCTCCGGAAATTCATCTGTATCCTCTCCTGCCGCAGCACACACATCTTTTCCCCATTGCACTTTTTCAGACTTTTTTCTTTCCTCGTATTCATATTCTACATACGCATCCGCAAGGTCCAGAACCACATTCAGTTTATTGTTATCCGGCTCATCCTGGAACATATCTTCCAACTCTCTCATAAACTCTTCTCTATCCATTTTCTCACGCCCTTTCATTCCATTTTTCTCTTGCCTCTTTCTGTGCAAGCTCCTTCTGCCCGTTCCAGTCCTTCACTGATACATGAGGTCCGAGACTTCCACACTTCGAGCAACAAATTCTATATCCGTTGTTACCCATCCTGCGGATTCCCACTCTTCTATCTCCGCAGCCGCAGAACGGGCATGGTTTTAGCTTTACTAACTTATTTTCCATGATTCCTCCTATCTGCCCTTAATTTTCTCCGGCACATCTTCTTGAACTGCCACATCCCTGCAGAACCGCTCCGAACAACTGAAATCCGTAAATGAACCCCTGCATTTCTGACTCTATCGCCACATCGTATACCGCAGATGTTATCGCCGTATCAGCTTTTGCCCCAGGAACCTGTGCCTCCATAACCGCTCTCAGCCGTTCGTAGGCCTGCGTCAGTTCTGGAATCTCCCGGTTTTCGCCCTTCGGACCGGTAATAAACTGATTGAACAGTTCCCGGACGTCCTTGTATCCACTCTCTGCATCCCCTACTAGTTTCTGGCCACTTACCCGACAGCGAAGTTCTTTTTCCATCTTCTCAATGCCGGTCTTCTTTTTCCCGTAGCATCTATCTCTTTTCATTCTCGCCAGATAGAGCTTGCAGGCTTTTTCAGTCAGTTCCCACATCGGGTACTCCTGGTGTCTTGCCTTGAACTGTGCCATTTTGAACTCTGTCTGCTCCATCGGTTCCAGCTCCACGATAAGCTGTGCGATTCTGCGATATGTAACCGAGTGATATTCCTGGAACATATCCGCCACCTCCCGGCTTGTCATGATGGTTTTTCCAACCTCTACCGGCTTCTCTTCCTCACATACATCCACCACTGCCATCTGTGAGATAATCTTCTTTACATCGTCCATCAATTCTACGATCTGCTCGCTTCTCTTCATAACCTGCCAGCTCCTTTCTTCAAAGCACATAACGTACAACACGCTCCGTCGAGTTTGCTATGGCAAATCACGCCTGCATCCTCCGGTCTTTTCCAGCAAAGTGCTCCACATACCGGGCAACGCACCTTTTCCCATCCTTCCTTTCCTTCCGGCACACTGGCTAACAACGGCATACACAGCCAACCGCCTCTGTCCGATTCTTTCCTCGGTTCAATCTTCATACCGCTTTTCCCCCTCTCTCATCCAATAATTTTTTCAGCTCTTTTACAACCGGATGCCAGCTTCTGGTTCCTCTCACTCTCCGGTACACATCAGCCAGAACTGCATCGCCGCCAGGAACAAAGGCTTCCATTCTGGCCTGGGTCATTCTCATATCGTGGAACCCATCCGTAAATCTAAGTTCATCTCTGTCTTCGTATAAAACAACTCTCTTTGCTCCCAGACAGCCCCAGGCTTTGACATTTACCGTCCGCTCCGTTCTCTTCATCACACATCTCCCTCCTTTGCAAATCTGCTGTTGAGGCTTTCCATGATTGCCTCCAGTCTCTTCGCTCCGATTCCCGGTGTCTCGCTGATTGCTTTCTGCACTTCCGTAATGTCAATCCCAGGAACCGACTTTCTGCCCTCTTCATATGCTGTCATATAAAGATTCTTGCAGAACGATTCAAATTGCTGTCGATCCATTTTCTTGACTCTCTTGTAATCTTCTCTCCGGAGCAGATAACCTGCCCCGGTTGTCATGTTTTTTGCTTTGTTCATGCTCCTTCTCCTCTACTTTGCCAGCTTCTTCATAGTCTTAAAGAACTTCTTCATGCTCTTCATAAATTTCTTCATACTGCTTCGCCTCCTTTATGCAAATGGAATCCTGGCGTCAAACCAGCCGCCGTGTTTCTCAATCACTTGTTCAATCACTTCAACCGGCACATACGGGTACACTGCCTTTGTCGGTTCTGTCGGATCTTCAATATACGGCATCAACAACTCTTCTTTCTGGCTGGGATATCCGACTTCGCAAGCTGCATATTCTCCGTTTTCCAAATTCACCCGTGGCTCACAATACAATCCATCTCCAGCCTGGACACTCATTTCAAAACCGTCTTTGCAGAAGATATGAGGTCTCGGAGCCTGTGCAATCCCGCACACCAGCTTGTATGTCTCATGCAAAAAAGCCTGCACGCTATCCCGTTTCTTGAATTTCTCAACATCTACACACATGTGAGGAAAACAGTTTCCGCAATACTCCCAGATTTCTTTTCCTCTTACGGCGAATGTTGCATATGTGCCGCAGTACTTCATTGTCTTCGGGTTGATTGCATGACTGTGCGGCTCTCCTACCTGGAAGTAATCCCTTGTCATTATCCGTGGTGGCAGGATATCCAGGAAGTAATCTGCTACTCCCTGGTCTACCATATCTCCCGGCTTACAATATTCATCCCAACTGTTGCAGCCGCTCTTGTGCCATCCTTCGATTGTCTTTAGCTCTTCTCTTGCCATTACTCATTCTCCTTTTCAAATTCTTCCATCGTTGGTCTTTTTCCATCCAGGTCATCCCAGGTATACGGCTTATGATTTTCGCTTTCCCATTGCGCTTTGTAGCAATCTCTGCATACGCAAAATCCGGAAAGCCATCTCATTTCTCCCCAGTATTCCGGCTTTTTACAGCGTCTGCATATTACTATGCGTTTATTCTCATCCATACTTAGCATCCCTCTCTTTCTCTGATTTCTGTCGAAGCCTTATCCAGAGCTTTCAGCATTACCGGTGACGCTTTCAGTTCTTCCCAAGTCAATCCTAAGCAATCCAGCGTATCCTCAAGATCTCCGGTGTATCCGTACTCGTGATTATCCAGTTCGTACTTGAACATCTGGTAAAGAAATCCTGTTCCATCTTCATCGGCCGCCTTTGCCGCCTCCATCTCAGCGTTGTGCCGGTCCAGTACCTCATGGAAATGCTTGTGATCTTTCTTCTGGATGAATCCACCGCCCGGAATCCGATAAATCTTATCCAGGTCTTTCTCCGGGTCAAGTCCCCATTTTCCCATCATTTCATCAAACTGCTTATCTGAGAACGCAAACCCCAACGGCAGCTCATTGAACTCTTTCTGCTGTCTGTCTCTTAACTCTCTATAGCTCTCCATCTTAACTTTCCTCCTCAAACTCTGCCATCTTGCTTCTGTCAAATTTCATTGCCGGATATTCGCAGTAACCGCTTCTCCGAGTACGCCCGGTTCTCTCCGCAAATCCGTTTTCTTCCAGAAGAGCTACCGCCCAAGGGCAATTATTGGTGTCAACATACGCCTCATCTTCTGCCAACGAATGGTCGCACAGGCAGGTGGTTACTCTCGCAATAGGTCCATCCCATCTGTTATAAATTTCAACAGCAACGCTATTGTCTTCCACATACTTACCGACTCTTAACTTACAGTCCTTATACTCTGAATACTCTGTCTTAACATTCAAACTTGCCATATCAGTTCTCCTCTCTTCCCATTTCCTGGGATAACTGTTTTCTGATTTCCAACTCCGGTGCATCTTCTCTTTTTAATCTGCTCAGACACATTCCACTGTCATGTACCGTAAAATGAATATAACCTTCTGCACTCAATGTAATGCTTACCAGCTTTTCTGCCGTTCCATGCTGGCCTGCAATCTCCGTCAGCTTATCCAGTACCGGCATTACTTCCCTGCTCAGTTCCGCAAACTCTGCCTGTCTCACTTCATTTCCTCCTTTACTCTGGCGAACATATCAAAATCCTCGCACATATCGCATTCACTGCTGCTTAAAATATTCTGGCAAACCTGGCATTTCGGGTTTAACCGTCTGTAATAATCCGGATGATTCTTTTTCAAATCCTCAATCGTGAACAGTGCCACTTTCATATCCTGCATACATTATTCCTCATGCTTTCCCAGAACCTCATCTGCTTTTCTTAACAGTGCAAGACATCTATCATTCTCCTTTTTCAGCTCTTCTTTCTTCCGCTCCCTTTCTTTGTAAAACTCCTCATTTTTCAGCTCTTCTTCCCACCCATTGATGAACTGCCGTACTTCTCGGACATCATTAAATCCGCACTCATCCTCGTAATCATTTCTGGCAGTGAAGATAATGTACTTGTTGTCTCTGCGTTCATCATCAATAGCAACTCCAAAATACAACTCATCCCTCTTCTCTTCGTCAAGCGGCTCGAATCTTACATCATCATAGAGCGGACCGACCATCGGGCAGTTATTCTTGAACCATACTCTGTAGTTATCCAAGATGTAATTGCTCGTAACCCCTTTCAAGATACTCCAGATTTTCGCCAACCGGCCTGCCAGTGCTTTGTCACTGCAAAACCAGTCATACCAACCGGCCTCAATCTGGGTATTTCTGTCTTTTGCAAGGAAATCTCCCTTGCGGTATCTCTCACAAAACTCTCTCAGCGTCATGTCCGCCATCTCTATTCCTCCTCGTAATCTTCGTAATCAATATCTGCATACTCACAGATACCTTCATAGCTCGTGCCGTTCTCATACATATTTTTCAATGATACTCCAAATATTGTGCCATCCCACTGTCTGATTTTGCTTTCAATCTCTTCATTCAGCCGGGCATTGCTTCTGTCTGCCATACTCTCACTCCTCTCCTACATTTCCAGATGCTCAATTTTAATGGCTTCGTCTACTGCATCTGCTCCGTATCTTTTTTTCAGATAAGAAACTGCCACATCCCACTCATGCGGATCGTTGACCGTCTCAAATAATTTCTTAGCCTCTGTAATGCACTGTTCCACTACCAGGTCTCCTTTCGCAACTCTGATGATTCGCTTTCTCAGCTCCTCCACCTGTCTCTGTGCCTGTGCCATTGCCCGGTCAAGCGTCTCTGCATAGTTCGCAGCCTCCATCATATTCTTGATGATTGGCATTCCAAAGGACTTATACAACTCTGCTATCTGTTCCTTACCCTCTACCTCGCTGATGGACGGATGCCATGTATACACATGCTCCACGATGGAATAATCTTTCTGGCTTATCTCAGCCCCAATTCTCTTTTGAAATTCCTGTTTTGTCATACCTTCTACGCCTCCTCAACTTTCTTGTAATCTTCCAGGATGCTCAGCAGCGTCCCTTTTCCAATTCTGAACTTCTGCTTGTGTCCGCATCTGGTTCCCATATAATTGACAACCGTTCTTTCTGGAAGCTCATGCTTTATGTACTGGATTATGTAATAATGACCATCTCCATGATGAACCACGTCTATGTATTTGTGCTCATTCCGGATGTTCTGGTATGTAGCCTTTTCAGTTCTGTTTGCTCTTGATCTCTTTGCCATATTCTTCGCTCCTTTGAATTATTACTTCGATTTTGCGAACCTTGCAGGTAAAAAAATAAGCCTACTTCCAACAAAGCTCTCTTACTTTGTCTGCTCGGCTACCAAATCCATACTTTTCAAGCATCTCCAAATCTGCTTTCACTGCCTCATCTTCCAGCGTGCATCCACAATCACTCAAAGAATACAGCTCATCTACGATTTCATCAGCAATGCTTTCTTCTCCAGCTTCCAGGGCTTTTTCAATGAACACCCACAGTATCTTCTGTGCTGCATCCCATTCCGGATAACCAAATTCATTTTTATCTCTTTCACTTAACAGGCTTCTGTATATTACTAATGCGTTCATCTTGACTACCTCCGTTTGTATCGTGTATTTGTTTTGTTATTTTGTAACTTTATTATACTTCGATAACTCGAACGTGTCAAGTGTTTTACTTCTATTTTTCAATTATTTTTACCAGGGCGATTTCATATCCCAACGCACTTACGATTTTCTCCAACGTGTCACAGCGAATACCGCATTTGCTTCTGGAAATAATCTGGTTCGCATACTGTCTGCTCACCCCGATTTTCTTTGCCAGGTCCACTGGTCGCAACTCCTCAACTTCCAGAACCTTTTTTATCAGCTCGTTGCAGTCAGTTCCTCTAATTTCTTCCATCCTCTACCTCTCTTTCAATCCAATCAGCAACTATCATTCCGCAGTTATCAGCTATCTGATACAGAATCTCCGTATCATCCCAGGTGTAATTGTTCAG